TATTTGAATTATAGCTAGTTGAGGTTCTGCTTAAATTCTTAACATCTTTTAAAAAGAAGAAAAGGTCTTGTTGTACTCCAAATTTATTTAAGAATACAACCCTTGTTCCAGTCCCATATTTTGTACAGGGGATTCTTGTTATATTTAAAGTGGGTAAACCTGAACCAGTAATCTGTGTATCTGTTGCTGAGTAATTTGAACGGATAATTGTTTCTGCTGCATTCATATGATTAATATAACCGCTTGTATTCTCAGGAATGAATATCTCAAATATATCTGTTATACCTGTCGGTTCTCCTGCTATTAACCACGTTGGTAATTGTCTATTACTGAATGGTAGTTGTGGACTAACAGCTTCTGTGAATGTTCCGTATGCTTCAATTCCTTTATCCGTTGAATTAGAAGGTGAGCCAACCGCACTTCCTGTTCCATTAGAACCTGAATAGTTTTGTAATGAAACAACAATATCAATAGATTGAGCATTATATGAACCATCGTAGGCAATAGTTAAAAAGTCCCTTGAAAGTTCTGCTATTTCAAAATGTATAGTTGTTGATGCTGTTACATTCTTATTCAAGGTGTAAGCTAATGTTCCATTTATTGTAATAGTACAAGTAGTAGATAAAACACCTGATGAAGGTATTGTAATCCATTTGTATTGGGGGTTTCGTAATGCTAAATATGCCATATTTTAAAAGTTTAATGTAAATGTTGATATAAACAAATACACATTTATTGTTCTGTAATTATACTGTTCATCTTTACCCATAAACTCCCAACCAACTGCAAGTCTATCGTGAGGGAAATGAAAAGCTATTTCTAAATTCCAATTCATATTATTTATTTTGAGCCTAATATTATTTGATTGTCAATGTCTAATGCAAACGCTTCTAATAATTCATCAGGTAAATCAAGAAGTCCTTTATTAAATGGTTTAGTAAAGAACTCATTTCCTTTTAAACCTTGCGCAAATATGCTTCTCTGTAAAGCAAACCCCATACTTATATTACTACCTTTTTTATATTTACCTTCTGAATCTCTAAACCTTATATTTTTCTTCTTTGCCCAATCTGCCAACATTTGCATCGGAGGCATTTTAGTTGTGTATTTAAACTTACTCATTGGTGCTTTCTGATAACCACCTTTTACTAAACTAGGATTTGCTCCCTGAACACCTTCATCAACAAACTGACCATATGTTTCCATTAAGAAGTCTAGTAGAAATATGTTTTGTTCAATATCCACTTCATACGAAATAGAATCATACAATGGTCCACCACCTTTTTTATCCTTTGTCAAATTAGACTTGGACTGCTGAACTACATATTTAGCATATTTATCTATTACCTTTTGTAATTCCTCGTATTTCATTTAGCAAATATAAATATCATTATAGATTACAACATCTAAAGTAGCAGTCCAACCCGCTAACTGGTTTTCAAACCTGTCATAAAACGGTGTTATATTTGGACTCCCTTCAAGTTGATACATATCTGTGTGAAGTTGCCCCATTCTTAATCGTTGTATAAGCCTATTTAAGACTGCTAGTTGAGTGTTTAGAATATCCTGAACATTGTTGTTACCTGTAAATCTATCTACCGTTAAATCCTTTGATTGGTCTACAATATCACAAGCAAGAATACTAATATTAAATCTTAATACCTGTTCATCATCTATTACATTGTTAATTATGATATGTCCAAGCGGGAAAATGTCCTGTTTATTTAGATTTACTTCCGTAATATCCCCAGTCGTAACTGTATTAATATTCTTATCTTCTAGCAATTCAGTTTTGATTGCTTCGGTTAATCTGTAAAAACCTCTTACACCTTGATTTGCCATTATTTAAAATTCTTTTTAATTTGTTTTGCTTCTATTTCTGCTTTCTCTTTCATATATGATAATGCATATAAGCATTTATGTACGTTTAATTTAGTGATATCTTCAAGTCGTCTAATATCTCCTTGAGCGAGTCCTGAAAAGATGCTTTGGTACCATCCCCATTTTGCTGAGAATTGAGAAACGCTGTCAAGGCTTCCGTTTCCATCTCCGGATTGTCCAAACAATTCATCATAGTTTGCGATAAGTCCAGTCCTAAATTCCACAAAAAAAAAATTGACGACATCACCGCATCCATAGGCATATCTAAAACAGCTTCATCCGTATCAACCCTGTATTCTTCTATGCTATACTTCTTTTTTAACTTTACTAAGATAGGTCTGTATAAAACATTCATAGCTTTTTCCATATTATCCCAGTCACCAATAAATGTATCAAGGTCAATATATTCTCCTAAAGTTAAATCATCTAATTGAGGGTGAAAGCCATACTCTATTTTACCAAGTTTAAAACTGGTGACTAGCTTTGGTTTTTCATCAAACAATTTAGCAACCATTTCTACAATTTCATTTGTATCAGTTACTTTTAAATTCATAACCTGTTCTAATTTAATACCGCAGAAGATCTCAATCATCTTAGCATTTAAGAATCGTACATCATCTGTTCCTTCTTGAATTTTTAAGAACCTTTTATATTGCCTTAATGTAATGTCTTTTAAAGAGGTAGGAATGTTGATATTTAGTTTCATAATTATATAACGTATTTAAAGTTAGTTTTTGCAATAGTAAAGGTACAAAAAAAAAGCGCCTATTTCTAGATGCTTTAATTGTATTATTTAAAAGAGGTTTTTGTTATCTCATACTTGATTCGAAACAACTTCCTGAACAGTATTCTCGATCACTGTGGATTGGTTTTCCACACTCTGCACATTCACTATCTTCTTGATCTATTGGGTTTAAATTGTCGTACCATTCCATATTAGTATGTTTTAATGTTTCCGTTCTTATAATGCTCACAAACAATTCCAGTTGGTAATACTATTGTTCTAACTGGCTTTATGTTAGCTTTTACTAATCTCGCTTTGATAAATCTTTTTATTGCTTTCATAATGTTCTGTTTATTCGAAAGGAGTATCTCCTTTGGTTAGGTTTCTAATTATTACTAATACAACTAATACTGCTGCAACTACTATTACTAATGTTTCCATAATGTTCTGTTTTTATTTATAATACATTATCCTACTAAATGATTCATTAACATTTCAGTTCTTTTATCACTTTTTGTTATTTCGTTGATCTCACTAAACACTCTGCTTTGTGTGTAACCATTTTCTAACTTGCTTCTGTACTCTTTAATTATCTGTAAATTTCCCATTTTGTTTGTTTTAGTTATTATTGATATTCAAAGATATAACTTATTTACTTATAAACAAAACATTTGGTAACTTATTTTTAATTTATTTTAAGAAATATAGTAATTGCCTTTGTTTGGGTACTGTAATTGGTACGAAATAGCATATCGTATTGCATCTATAATATGATTCCAATTATCTTGAGGTGTCTTTGACTTCTTTTCTAGCCAAGAATAGTTGTTTAGTTCTTTGATCAGATTGATACTGTTCTCTTCTACTATCAGATCATAGTCTTGTAGTAATGAAATTCCGTAAGTTATCGAACCTGGTCCCTTAATAGCTTTGACTAAGTTACAACCTTTAGATTTTAATTCCGTTATAAGCCGAGGTTCCGCTGAATCCCCCACTATTAGATTGGTTTGAGCGTGTTTTAAGTTAAGCAATGCAATCTCAGAGGTAGTTAACCCCTTTAAATAAAAGCATTCCTTTAAATAGATGATCTTGTTTGTTGTATCTATATTGGTTTCCACTAAGGTAGAAGCATCCGCAGCAAATCCATAATCTTGACCAAAGACAGAAACACCTACTTTTCTGAATGTGCCTAATCTCCAGTTAGAAAATATAACTCCTTCTGCTTTAGATAACCAACCACCTAGCATTTGGTGTTTGTATTTATCTGGTCTTCTAGTTTTTATATTCTCTATTTGATCCAGGTAACTCTCAGAAAGGTTTTCTAAATTATCTAGGTATGTTGTGTGAATGTATGTTGTATTTCCTTTTGTTGTGTTGCTGGATTCCATCACTCCTTTGTCTTCGAAGAATCTGGAATATATCCAATGTTCTTTTGTGACAGGATTCAAAATCATTATGACCCTGTTCTGTTGCTTCTGGTTTCTAACTGATAAATCTATCTTATCAAATCTATCTTCATCTACAAGCTCTTCAGCTTCGTCCATCACCCACGTTGTAACATTAGTTAAAGACTTCAGGTTAGCTGTTTGATCACCTGACGACGTCTTAATACCTTTAAAGATTATCTTGCTCCCAGAGAGCTTATTTATGATTTCATCTTTTGTTATATGGAAATGGTCTTGTACATTTAGTGATTCTATTTTATCTATAAATTCTGGAATGATTGAGACGTAAGCAGAAGCCAAAGTAAATCTAGTAAATAGAATGGTGTGGCCTGACTCATAAGTAAGTAAAACCAGCAGCAGATTTATAGAATAAGATTTTCCCGATCCACGTCCTCCAGTTACAATAAAGTATCTAGAGTCAGAATCCATTAAGGGTGAATACTTTGGGTTTACTTCAATCACTTAAATTTAATAAGGTCTTTAAAGTTTATATTAAATCCTTCTGTTGAGGTTATGTCCACAGACTCCTTAGGCTTACCGTATCTGTAGCCAAAGTACAATGTCATTGCTCTACTATCCCCTTTCATTATTTGTTCCCCTAGGGCCCTTATTACTTCATCGTTATCAATTAAGTTGTCTAGTTTTTCTATCAGCTTTAATTCATCAGCTTTCTTTGGACGACCTGCTCCTTCGCGTGAACCTCCGTTATTTTTTCTTTTATCCATTTCGAAATGTTATTGTTTATTCAATTATATAACGTTTTAATTAGGTTTATTTATTTCTTACCTTAGTTGCCTTACAATGTTTCAATATCATAAGGCTGTTTTTCTGCTTTCAGTCTTTACAGCAAAGTTGTAATTTGGGAGGTTACACTCATAGACTTTTAAAAGATTAATCCCATTGAGTCAACAAACCAATGTACCTCTTTTTGGGGAACCTTTATTTTAATTTTTTACAAATGTACCATTAACCATACTGCCTTGTCTCTTCTTAATAACGTTATAAGCTGCTGTTATGCAGTCTTCTATCTTAAGACCTTCTAAGTGTGCTAGATTAGTTAATACTACGACGATGTCTCCTATAGCGTCTATTACCTCTTCCTTATCTTTTTTAAGTATTGCTCTTGCTAACTCTCCTGCTTCTTCTTGTAATTTTATGTATTGTGTTTTGCTGTCTCCTTCTTTATACAATCCTCTTTCTTCTGCCCAATTTCTTATGTTATCAAAATTGTTTTCATTTTTTAGTTTTGTATTTTCTATTAGGAATTCATAAGCATTAACTAATGATTGGTTGTATAAGAACATCT